CTGATAGAGAATAACCGTCTAAAGTAGAAATGCCTGTAGATAATGTTAATGTTGCACCAACACCTGAACTACCGTTATCATAAGTTACTGTGTCGCCACTTTCTAATGCAAGTGTTTGTGTTGTTGCAGCTTTAACTGAAGCGTGTACGTGTAGTCCTTCAGCAATTGCGTCAACGTATGATTTAGGAACTAATGAGTCAGTATCAAATCCTGCTCTTTGGTCGTATCCTGCTGGAACTTTTACAACACCAGTTCCGTGTGGTGTTAAATTAATATCTTTATTTGAATCACTTGTTGTAATAGATTGACCGTTAATTGTTAAACTGTCAACAACTAAAGAAGTTAATCCTGCAATATCAGTTGTAGTTGTTCCTAATTGTAAAGTAGAAGAACCTAAAATTAATTCACCGTTTGTAGATAGTTTTGCGTTTGTTACAGCGTCATCAGCTATTTGTGCTGTATCAACACCTGAATTAGTAATGTTGAATGTAATTTGATTATTTGAAACTGCTGAATCTAATCCTGTACCACCTGTAAAGGTTAAAGTTTCTGAAGTATTATATTGATCTGGAGATCCTGCGTCAGCAGCTAAAGTAATAAATTGATTAACTGTTCCAAATGATAAATTACCTGAACCGTCTGTTTTTAAAAATTGTCCTGCTGTACCGTCTGCACCAGGTAAAACAAATGTTTTAGATGTTGTAATTGCATTTGGTGCTTTTAATCCTATATACTCAGTACCATTATTTGTACCTTCGTTAAATCTTATTTCACCACCTGTTGATAATGCGTTACCTACATTTAGTGTGTTGATTGCTAAATTAGCGTCAACTAAAATTGCTGAACTAGCAGTTAATGTTCCATCTACGTGATCTAATTTTTGAGTAAAATACTTACCACCGATAATATCTTCAAAAAGAGCATCACCGTTACCGTCAACACCTCCTGTACCAATGAAGAGTCTATCTCCAGCATTACCTTGTGTACCTGTTCCGTATGTATATGCTAATTCTCCAAGTTTGAGTGAGGATGGAGCAGTAGTATTAGGACTTCTTTTTATCTGTATTACTGTTGTCATATCTTATTAAAAACTTCCGCCGTTAAATGTTAGATTTCCAGTCGTGGTAACAATTTCGTTTCTACTTACAAACTTGCCATCACTTGCTCTGTATTGTAATAATGCACCATCATTTAAATCGGTTACGTCAACATCACCTAATAATTTTAAAGAAAGAGAACTATTTTGAAGTGCTTGACCAGAAGGTAAAGTTACAGATACTTGTTGTGGGCCACTAGAAGTAGGGGCATTAATCTTTGCTGTAATTGTTGGCATCCAAACCTCTCTCTTTAAACAATATTTATAATACTTTTAACTTGTTGTTACGTTTGGTCTTACAGTAATTATACCCTCAATAACTCTAGTTACAGCACCTGAAGAGGTTTGCGTGATTTCCACGTCATAAACGTATCTTTCTGGTGCGTCTAAAGCCGCTGTTTGAACAGGTGTTAGAGAAAGAGCAACGGTTCCAGTTGTAGGATCACCAGAAATTGTAGCAGTTATTGTAGTACGTGTTCTTGTAGAGGCATATCCCTTTGCCATCTTTGCTGCAGCAGTATATCCAGTTAAATTAAATGCGTTTCCACTAGCGTCTTTTACTGTAATGTCAGATGTAAAAGTTGCGCCTTGGTCAATGATTAGATTTGCGACTGCTGCCATTTAATACTATTCTGGTTTTTCTGGTTGTACGTTCTCTTTTTTTAATAAATCACCTATTTTAGTGTTATAATAATCTGTAAGCACTTGTATCTTTTCCAACTCGATTTCGTGTCTGATTTTACCTTGATCTATCTCTTGTCTAGCGACAATGTAATTTCTTAGTTTTAAACTGAACTTAGTTTCATCATACACTTTTCCATCTATAGTTATTGCCATAATATCTCCTTATGTTATATTTATATCGAAAAATTCTGCCTTATAATATTCTTTTATGTCAGGCACAATTCCCTTGTTTTCATCAAATGGTAAGACTTTTTCTATAATCTTATCATATGTGTCTTTGTCTTCTTCATACGTTTTAAAGTATGGATCATTATTATAAAGAAGTTCCTTATCTCTCAATAAGTCGTAAAAGTCTTCTTTAAAATCTCTTGCTAACCACGTAGCGTAACATATTGCTACTACATAACTTTTTG